AGGAACCGTGTTAATTGTTACAGAGGGAGATTCTGCGAAAACTTTAGTAGTATCTGGATTGACTGTTGTTGGACGAAAAAAATACGGGGTTTTCCCATTGAAAGGAAAATTTATTAATGCTGCCAAAAAATCAGATCAAGAACTTTTCAAAAATCAAGAATTTAAGGATATTAAAGAAATTCTTGGACTCAAAGAAGGAGCCATATATGTACAAAACAAATCTGCTGATCAAGAACATTTCAAAGATTTAGATAACTATTGTAAGGACAAACTTGGATTGAAAGACGGAATTGAATATACGGATGTGAAACAATTAAGATATTCTCAAATATGGTTTTTTATGGATCAAGATCCAGATGGATGGCATATCAAAGGATTGTTGCTCGTTTTATTATACAAAAAATGGCCATCTTTATTTACAATTCCAGGATTTGTTAAATTCTTTATTACGCCTTTGGTACGAGCGCAACGAAGAGATGAAAAACATTTATTCTTTTCCATGCACGATTTCGAACAATGGCGTGATGCTATTCCTCCTAATTTATTTGGAGATGGCGCAAACAAATATGAAATTCAATATTTCAAAGGATTAGGAACCATCGAAAGGGAAGACGCAATTGAATATTTCGCCAAGAAAGAACAATTCATCAAAGAGTTTACGTTTCAAAATTTAAAAGAAACATTTGAACAATTGGATGCCGCCTTTTCAGATCAAGGAGATAACAAACAAAAACGAAAAAACATGCTTCAAAATTATGACGCTTCATCAGTATTAGATTATAACAACCCATCTTTCACTGTTAAAGAGTACATTGATTGTGAATGGATTCATCATGCTCATGACAATTGTGGACGAGCTATCCCAAGCATGTTAGATGGATTAAAACCATCACAACGGAAAATTATATGGGGAATGATTGAAATGAATATGTGGAAAAAAGATAAATTAGCAAGCGCTGCTAATATGGTTTCAAGTAAAAGTAGTTATCATCATGGTGAAGCTTCTATACAGGCTGCAATGATAAATATGGCTCAAACATATGTAGGATCTAATAATTTGAATCTCTTGTATCCAGCCGGCCAATTCGGATCGAGAACAAAGAAGGGAAAAGATGCTGCACAACCTCGTTATCTATACACTCATTTACAACCATTTGTAAAACTGATTTTTAACAAATCTGATACAAAACTTTTACCAAAAGAAAGGGATGATGATAACAAACCAATTGAACCCGAATATTATTTACCAACAATTCCTTGGGTTTTAGTTAATGGAGTTAACGGAATGGGAACAGGGTTTTCGACAACCATTCCGTCATTTAATCCATTGAAAATTATTGACAATTTAGAAATTTTAATTAATGCAAAGGAATCTGAACGTGATTCAAAAACACTGCCAAAATTGATCCCTTGGTATTTCAATTATAATGGAACCATCAAAAAAGGAGAGGATGATAATACATTTATTAGCGAAGGAAAATGGGAACGGATATCTGACAAGGAAATTCGAATTACAGAGTTACCTGTTGGATCAAACAGTTCCAAATCATTTAAAGATTATGAACTTTGCCTTCAAAAATTATTACCTAACAAAGACAAGAAAAAAGGATTTATCAAGGATTTCAAACCCATGTGGACAGATATTACTCCTGAATATGAAGTTAAATTCAATTCCAAAGAACAATTGGATAACTTGAGTGATGCACAAATCATGAAACGATTAAGTTTATCATTAACAATTAGTATGTCCAATATGACATGCTTCGATGAACATAAAAAAGTTCGAAAATTTTCTAATCCAAATGATATTTTACGATATTATTTTAAGATGCGATTAATTTTATATGAACAACGCAGGCAATTGTTTATTCGTGAAAAACAAGCCGAAGCTGATAAATTATCAGAAAAGGGGAGATTTTTAGATTTGATCGTTAATGACAAATTAATATTGAAAAACAGAACGAAAGCAGATATTATAAAAGATCTCCAACGACTTGAATTTCAAATGATTAATGACAATTATGATTTTTTATTACATATTCGATTGATTGGAATAACCAAAGAAGAAATTGTTAAATTTTTGCAAAAACGAGATGCTTTATTGATCGAAATTCAAGTATTGAAATCCACAACACCTGAACAATTATGGTTAGAAGATTTACAAATTCTAAAAGATACAATCCAAGAATATTATGAAGAACAATCTTTGGACAAACTTGTTGCAAAAGTCCAAAAATATGCTCCAAAGAAAACCCCAAAAAGACCACGGAAAACTACAACAAATAAAAAACCTGCCACGAAAAAGAAACGGAAACCTGCAACTAAAGCTAAAAAACGGCAAACCAAAAAGAAAACGTCCACAAAAAAAGCTCCTCCGAAAAAACGAGCAAAAAAAAGTAATTCCCAATAAATTAAAATGAAAAAATTACGACAACTTGGCACAAACAAAATACGATCATTTGAATTTCAGGTTTTTTCAACTGGATTAGAATTTATACATCATATACATCGAAAAACTAGACGATGTAAACAAATCAATGAATTAATTTCAGATTGTTTTCCAAAATTTTTCTCTAGCCGTAAAGTTCTATCCTTTTCTGAACAATTTAAAATTTTAATTAACAAACGCCACATCCTTGACGAAAATCTTCAAACGTTCTTGATTCTGCATGGAGGCAGAAATGTTGTTGCTTTTGCACAAATTTATAAAGACCCAAAAGATAAAAAATTTAAATTAATCAACCTATGCAGAGACAAGAGATCTAAAGGAATGGGAACGCAACTCTGTATTATGATCTATCAACATCTTGTTGAAAATGATATTACTAGTCTCGTTTACTTGAACGTCAGTGCTGAAAATACAAAATTAATTCAATATTATGAAAAACTTGGATGGGAAAATACACATTCTCAACATACACCACAAACCGAAGATAAGAAACCAACTTTGGAATTAAAATATTTTATTTTTTAATATTATGAAACGTGATTGAGGAAAAATATAAAATTGGGAAAAATTTTTGTGAAATCGTAATTTTAAAAAAAGGGGCGGATTTTTGACAAAATGAATTTTGAAACTCAAATGCAACAATTACCAAAGGATTTCGAAATTTACCAACAAGAAAAAGCAGAAGAGGCTTATTGGGATTGCACAGAAATAGAAAATTTAAGGGACAAAAATGAACGATTGAGGGAAACAATGGATGAAATGGAGGCTGAAAACAAACGATTGGGGGTGGATAACCTGATTGCCAAAACAATTAATTCAATATGAAAAAAAAAAAATTTTCGGAAAATTTTCTCAAAAGACAAAACAGAAGATAAGATAAGAAACAAACTTTGGAATTAAAAATATTTTATTTTCTAGACCTTTTGGGGTGTAAGAGATGGCATTTACATTGAATACGCTAATCCAGCCATCCCCGACATGACCCTCAAGACATTTCTGCTTACAAGCCAAACTCGCACATATTTTACACCAGGTTTCATGTGCAATCTTAATTGTACATTATTCAACTTTGAAAAATTACATGTTCCAGTTGGTTGAATTTTTTTCATATCGGGTTTACATGCAAAAGAAAAAGTATAAATTGGTACTTTTGGAATTTTCATTCCACATCGGTGTTTATCAATAACTCGATAATGATAAGCATCATGATTTGATCTCTCATGATTATTAAACATAAAACTCGCAGATATTAATGCATCTTTATAAGGATCTCCATTAAATCCACAGAATAAATCATCATCATCATTTGTATGTAGGGTCCATATTACAATTTCCCCAGGATGATGAAAATTCAAACGGATTTGACAATTTTGTTGATTATCAATGCGTTCTGCGCCAGTGAATTGTATTTGACGAATAAGATATTCATGTGAAATTTGAGCAAATTTTCGTCTTTCATCCGTGTCCAAATAATAATAATTTACATCCAATGACATTTGAATTGGAGGATTCAATTGAAGTTGAGTAACATCTAAAATACAATTTGCAAATTCGTTCAATTTCACATTGATTTTCAATTCATGATATTGCAAAGCAATTAGAGGTGCACAATTCCCTTGAACGTTATTGCAAAAGAATCTCAAAGGAATAATAAACTCGTTATTATCATTTGAAATACCCAATGAGTGCCAAGCTTGTGATTCAAATAAATGTTCCCATTGCCATAATTGCCATCCAAATTGTCGATCTATTATTTGCCCCCCCCGATTTCAATTTCAACAGAATCAAGAATTCGATAAGCAGTGTCAGATTTCCAATCAATTAAACAATTAGATTTAATTACTAATTTCAAATACATGTGTTGAATCAAATCTCCATTTCTTGAAATAGTAAAACTATTCCTCCCACCCCAAAGTATTTCTCCATTTGGGTTTTGGGTTATGAAAGAGTTTGCAGAATTTGTATATCTTTCGTATTTTTCCTTAAATAATGTGATTTCTGCATTGCCTGTTAAATATATATCCTCTGCTCCATGGGCTACCAATTGCATTAATGCCCCATTACCTCCACTTGAATGGGTTCTATCTGATTCATTATGCTGGATCGCCGTCTTTATTGAATCGGTTTTCTCTAATATTTTTTCCTCCTCTTTTTCCAAACACAATAATTGCATAATGGATGAAAATTGTGAGGGGATCGGCATATTCTCATTCCTAACCCATTTTAAAATATATCCAAAAACAAGAGGCGGAATTTCAATAAAACATGGATTTTCTTTTGTTCCAACACTTTTGTCTGATTCTTTCCATTTTCCTTCGGCAAACATTCTATTAAAATATATTAATTTACTTAATCGTTCTCGAGTTGTTATATATAATGTGCCACAAGCATCTACATAAAATGGATCATGAAATA